GGTCATAGCCTCCGGAGTCGAGGCGCACGCGGCGCATGCGCACCTTGCCAACTAACGGTGCTTCTGCACCGCGCCCCATCGGGGCTCCGTACTTGCAGCTCACACGATCTTCTGGCGCGCTCATTCTCCCTCCGTGTAGTTTTTGGCGTCGTCAAAGTCGCCGAGAATCGCGGTCACATCCGCGCGCAAAGCGTAGTACATGGCGACCTCTACGCTCTCGGGCGCAAGCTCGCCCGTCTCGTCCTGATAGGCGTCCGGGTTGTCGGTGCAGCACAGCCCAACGCGCGCTTTGGCCGTGTAGATGACGCGCTGGTGCCCGTCGATCTGTTCGTCGAGTCGCTCAAAAAAGTCATCCTCATCGCACTCGCCGTCGCGCACCTGCCGGCGCATCTCGTCCACGATGCCTTGCACATCGTCTTGGTAGTCGCGCTGGAGCACACGGAGGGCTGCGTTCACTTCGTTGTCAGTGGGAGGGGTGTTAGCCATGCCAATACTCATTGCAGGCGCTGTGCCAATCGAGACGAATGCGTAATTGCGCGATTACACGTTGCGAATTAGGTGAGCGCTCTTTACCAAGCCGGACACCTGTCCGCTTTACCCGGACACCTGTCCGCTTTACCCGGACACCTGTCCGCTCACTCTCTACTCAGCGCAATCACATATCGCGCGTTTACGCGTTGCGCGGTGTTGGCACGCGCCCTGCAATGACCAGAGGACATGCCCACCCACTTCGTTTTCACGTCGCTTGCGACGCCCCCGAAGAAGCCCGTCAAAACCTCCCCCAAGATTGGGACGATGTGATGAACCTCACCGATTACCTGAGCTGTACCGAATCTGACGAGAAGCGCGTGCCGAACGCGAATGAGCCCGGTGATGGCGACCGCCTCTACCGTTTCAATTTTGGCGCGTACGGCGAAACGTGCGTGGACGTGTTCGCAGACTCGCCCGACGATGCGTTTGAAGTAGCAGTGGGATGGCTGGACGACAACGCGCCGGGGCACCTAATTGAGCTGGGTGCCGAGGACTACAAGCGAGCGGCTGATGAACTCAAGCTCACCTACGACGCAGACGCGATGTTTGAGGGCGATGCCGTTCAGGAGGAGATCCGCGAGCACGCGGAAGCCGACCTGACGCAGATCGGCCACACAACGCTGCAGCACGGGCAATTCGTGGCTTCCTGGTGGACTTTCTCCGAGCTCGAACCGAAGCAGGTGGCCAAATGAGCAACACCTTCCACAATTGCAACGTGGCTGTAGTGCCCTCCGAGGCCGAGCGTGAGGCCCGGATCTGGGCTGTGCTCGAGACTGAGCTCGGGCCCAAGAGAGGCGCGACCCTCTACCTGTACACCGTGGGTGTGCAGTGGTGCTGCCGGCTCGGCAACGGCCCTGAGCACTTCGGCGAGTCGCGTCTGGATGCGCTGGCTCAGCTCGCGCAGTGTGTGGCGCTCAGATGACGCAGTACGTCAAAGCACGCTACGGCGCGTACTGGCACATTCTGCTGCACGTCTGCAAGGAATCGACACTCACAGTTTGCGGGAAGCGATTGGCGCCAGGGCATGCCGTCAAGGCGGAGCGCCCCGCGCTATCCCGCTGGCCGCACGACTACGGAACGAACACGCTTTGCATGACGTGTTCGCGACGGCTTGCGAGGGTGCGCAAGTAAGAATCGTATATGGTCATTCGAAGGGGTCCGAATCCTTAAACCCATCGGGCCAATCCTTAAACCCAGCGCGTTGTCCGGATGGTAAGAAGCCGATATTGCTCTGGGTTTTAGCGCTTTCGATTCCTTAAACCCATCGGCCCAATTTGCTAGTTTTCCGCCTCTGGGTTTTAGCTGGGTTTAAGGAAATTAGGAATGCAAGTGCGCGTTATTATTCATTATCGTAAGCCCAAACCGCTCTGGGTTTAAGGATTGGGTTTTAGTGGCCGAAAGCGCGTAATCATTGAGGAAAATATCAAGCCCAAAACACCAGTGATAGCGGGGGGTAGTCTCCTATCTATCCCCCCGTACACAGCGCAGGTTTTTGCGTGCTAGTTTCAAACCGGTGAAATGCAGGGATAATGGCCTAGCGTTGCCCGTGTCCGCCAGCGCTCCCGCAGTGATGTCACTCGGCCCCGAGCGCTGATTCGGGCGTGTTGTGCCGGGTGTTGACGGGGTTTTTGCGCGTTGTGCCGGGCGTTGTGCCGGGTGTTGCGCGGCGCGCCCTGGCTGATTACCTCGCGAAACGCGCCCGACTTGCGCGGCCTATCGGTCTAGCCTATCGATAGAGTGATCTCCTTACGCGGGATCAAGCGCAATATGGGCTCACTGGCCGAACAATTGGACGTGATCGACCCGCGAGATCGGTTGGTCGAGCAATTGCGAGCGCTGGACGCCGCAATTCTGGCGGCCAAGTCGCGCCAGCGCAGCTCGGGGCGCGAGGTGTACGCAGATCCTGACAGCACGGCTGTGCTCAAAGCGCTCGAGATGGGCGCCAAGCTCATTGCCGACTATCACGCTCGCGCGCTTAGCTCGGTCGAGAGCATCGGCACGCTCGACCGCGCGCAGGCTATCGCCGAGCTACGCGCCGTGCTCGCAGCCTGGGAAGATCCCGCCGTCAGTGATGAGCAGTGGGTTGCCTCTCGCACTGCGGGGGTTGCTACGCCAGCGGTTGCGCCGCGCGCTGGCGTCGTGCGGGGGCGGAAGCCCCGCTGAGGGCGGGGCACCCCTGCGGGGGGCATCAAGGGTACACCCTGCGAGTTCCGGAGTTCGGGCCTTGGCTGAAGCCACATACCCGCCAAACTCAAAATCCCACTGTCGCAATCCGCAAAACGCGATTAGCTAAGTCGCAATCGCTTTTCCAATTTTACGCAAAACAATTTAGCGAAGGATGTTGCGCGCACCAGCGTGCGCGGGACAACGCACACTCTCGCTATCCAGCGACACGAACCAGCCTTTCGGTTTGTTTTCAGGGCGCAACACACCATCGCGCAACACGAGACGCGAATCGTACTGCGCCTGACAATCCGGCGCATCGCAACACACAACAGCGAATACTTTGATCATCCGAACATCGCTTTCAAATACAGCCGTTCCCAATCATCGAACGGGACATCACAGCGATTCTCGAAGAAACGTGCATTCGCTTTGTTCGTGATGTTCTTCCCATGACAGAGCCAAGCGTGGAGCGAGAAGCCCGCGGTCAAATACGTAGGTCGAGAGCGCAGCCAGCGCTCATGCCACTCGGTATCTTCGCCGACGACGTGATGCTCGCTGAAAGATTGCGGCACCGCTGACTTACGGTACACGGACGAATTGAAGATGATGGGCTCGTAGTTTGATTCGTAGAGCCCGCACTTCTGCGCCACGACGGAATACATCTGGGCATGACGTGACCCGATGGCGCACAGATCGCCCGCCATCGGCTCGTCGGGATCCCAGAGCTTTTCAGCCTGCAGACATTTAACGGGACTCTGCCAATCGTCATCGTCGAACCAGGTGATGAACGGCCGAGTCGAGAGAGCCAGCGCTAACGTGCGTTTTGCCGCAATGCCGGGCATCGCGGGCGCGTGATGCACTATTGCAAATTCGCTCTCCCACGGCACAGCCGAGCTGTCGACGATGATGAGCTCAGCGCCGGCACTATTCGTCGGCCACATCTGACCGAGACCTGTCGCATCGCGATGCTGTTTCAGAAATTGGTGTTCAAGCCACGGCATGAATTCGCGCCGTTCGTGTGTGACACAAAGACAGGAAATCATAGGCTCCGGCTCCCGCTCCAGCTCCCGCTCCCGCTCCGGCTCCGGCTCCCGCTCCAGCTCCGGCTCCCGCTCCAGCTCCGGCTCCCGCTCCAGCTCCGGCTCCAGCTCCGGCTCCCGCTCCCGCTCCAGCTCCGGCTCCAGCTCCGGATCCGGCTCCGGCTCCGGCGAAATCGTTGTCGCCGTGATCGAGGGGTCACCCGACCACCCCGCAAACGCTATCGCCATCGGCATCGCACGTGCAGAGCGTTTGCGAATGCGCATCCCGGTAGAACCAGCACGACTGTCCTGGTGTTGTGCATACAAACATCGCCTGCGTTGCGGGGCACGGCATCTCTGCGGGTTTCGACGGGGGTGGCGTCTTCGGGGGCAAGTTCGGATCGTTACCCCCGGTGTTTCCAGAGCAGCCGACAGCGAACAGATAGAGCAAGCACGCGAGGATGAAGCGAATCATTTGAGTCTCCTTGTGATGGTTGCAATCGTTGCGACAGAACTTCGATCGATGAGCGGTAGCGTGTCGTACGCTTTCTCGCGCGCGATGTGCAGCGCATACGCGGCTTCAGTCTTCAGCGCATGCCAATCGAAAGCGAGCGCCGTGTGCGGTCGAGTTCTCATTGCAGGCTCACAATCTTCTCGTCGAGCATCGCGCGCTTGGCTTGCGTGTCGAGGTAGATTTCTTGCGCTTGGAGTCGCGTCATCATCATGACGCTCATCGGAACGTCAATCGTAGCGCCTGCGATGTCGCCCGCGGGTTGTTCTTTCACCCAGCGCTTCAAGAGCTCTTGATGATAGTGCTCGATGGTGACGGACGGTAGCGGGTACGCATCGCAGTCGACGCACTTGTCGGTCTTCGTTGAGAAGCCGCGCGTGTGTTCGCAGTTGCGTTTCAGCAGTTTGTGAGAGCTCATTTCTTGTCGTCTTTCTTCGTCGAAGTGTTGTGAGTTTGTTCGAGCAATAGCCGTACATAGTTCGCGCGCGTGCGCCCGGCGGCGCGGGCAGCCGCATCGACGCGCGCAGCTAATTCCAGCGAAAGCACGACGGTCAGCACCAATTTGTCATCAGCCATCTCTGATTCAATCTAATTCAAATTGATGCAAAAGCAAGCAAAATAAAACTCGTGCTAGCTTTGTCCGCACATGGCGCAACGCGGCGAACTGGTTCTGCTCGAGCTCGAAGAGAAAGCCCTGAAAGCGGTTGATGAAGCCTGGGCGGACTACAACGCGCAGGGGAAGGTCGGGCTCGTGCCGAGCAAGCTCGTCACGCTCATCGTCGAAGTACACAAGATGGTGATGCAACGCATGAACGCGAAATACGGGCTCGACGGAACGGTCATCGAGCTCTCCAACGTCCGGGCCGCGCTCCAGAAAGAGCTCGAGCTCGTTGACCAGATGATCCGACAGGAACAACTACAATGAGTAACCCGCTCGACAAGTCGACCAAAGCCGCCCCGAAAACCCCGACCGCCATCAAGAGCATCAAGTTCAAAGAATTCGGGCGCACGGGGGATAGCGAAGCCGTTGTGCGCTCGCTCTCGTCGGTGCAGCGCGGCGCGGTAAAGCCGGTGCAACTCGATGAAGACCCGCAGCAACGCGGCGTGTGGGTCGATGAGTGCCTCCTTGTGCCCTGGGCGAACTTGCTCTGGGTGGACTACAGTTCTTGATGTTCTGCTCAAACAAAATCGCGAAAGCGATCACAGAAGGATTCGAAAAAATGTCCCAAGCAACCGATCGGCTCACGGCCTCCGTCAACGCAGCAACTGCTGCTGTTGATGCACTCATCGCGCGCATCCCTGCGCCCGCGCCTCCCGTCGACGAGACGGCCGTCATCGCAGCGGCTGATGCGCTCGACGCGCTCACCAGCAAAGTCAACGCGACTGACCCGGCCAAAGCCGTCTAAAGATGCGCTCACTGCTCGCAGAATCCCAGCGCTTGCGGCTGCTCTCGTCACTCGAGACGTTGTTCACGAGCGACCAGGGCTTCGGCATCAGCGAAGCTACAGCACTGCAACGCGGGATTTTGCGAGCGGTTGAGGGGAAGCCCGTCCCCGAAGAGCTGCTCGAGTACTTCGGGGGCGTGCAGCCGGCGCAGCCCATCAAAGAGCTGTGCATCATGAGCGGCACGCGCGGCGGGAAGACTTTCATCGCTTGCGCGTGCGCGGTCTATGCGAGCCAGCACGTGCGGCTCGACAAGGGCGCCGGCAAGAACATCCGGCCCGGAGAGGTGCCCCGCATTTCGATCGTGTCCGTCACAACGGAGTTAGCGAATGCGGCTTTTGGATACCTTAGAGGCGCTTTCGAGGCGAGTGAAGCCCTACGCGGTTTGCTTACTCGGGCCCCCACTGTTGATTCAATCTTTGTCCGTCATCCGTCAGGTTGCGAGATTGAGATCCGCGTCGTGCCGGCGAGCCGCTCTGGTGCATCTCTTGTTGGTCGCTGGAGCGCAGGCGTCATCTTCGACGAAGCCCCGCGCATTGCAACCGAACAAGACGGAGCTGCAGTAAGCCTCGAAGAGAGCGTGCGCGCGGTTCGTAGCCGCATGCTCGACGGTGCGATGATTATGTACATCGGGAGCCCGGTCGGGCCGACCGGCTTCGTCTTCAATCTGGTTGAAGCTCATTGGCAGAACAAAGCGCAGAAGGCCGTCATCGTGCGCGCCCCCGGGCCGATGATGAACCCGAGCAATTGGACGCCCGAGCGCTGTGAAGAGCTGAAGCAGCTCGATCCCGAGGCGTACAAGACAGACGTGCTCGCGCAGTTCCGCGATGCGGTGACGCAGCTCTTGTCGGCTCAGAGTGTCGACGGTGCGATGCGCGAGCAAGACAAGGCTGTGCTCGAATACGACCCGGCGTGCGTCTACACAGCGGTGATGGATCCAGGTACGCGCGGCAACTCCTGGTCCTTCGGTATCGCCGACACGACGGACAATAAGCGCTTTCGCGTGGCGATGACGCACGAGTGGACGGGCACGCCGAGCGATCCGCTGAGCCCTAAAGAAGTCTTCCTCGAAATGCGCCCGATGCTTGAGAAGTATCACGTCGAAGTACTGCTTACCGACCAGTACATGGCAGACGCGCTGCGTGACATTGCGATGGATCTCGGCATCATGATTGCGCCCATCACCATTACCCCCGCAATCAAACTCAACATGTACGAGTCGATGCGCACGCGCTTCGACGCGGGGATGTTAGAAATCCCGCCCGACCCGCAGCTGCGTTCGGATTTGCTGAACATCAAGAAGAAGGCGAACGCAGACCGCGTGAGCATTGTCTTGAGCGTGACGGCTGACGGCAGGCACTGCGATTTGGCGGCGATGCTCGCGCTGCTCTGCGGTCGCTACCTCGCAACCCCGACGGTGCAGCTCCGTGAGCGCCCGCGTAACGATGATGAGTACGAACTATTCAATGACACTCACGAAAAAGAGCCAGAGCACTGGCTGGAAGAGAGAGACGATGGCCGAGAATCTGCGCACAGCTGGTGAAGTGCTCGAGCTGGCGAAGGGCTTGAAAGAGCTCGGCGTCATCCGCGCAAAAGTCGACGGGCTCGAGCTCGAATTCGCTCAAGCCGTCGTCGGATACCCCGTCGTTGTTGACCAACCGCCTGAACACCTAACGCCTGAAGAGTACGAAGAGAAAGCGAAAGCCATCCGCAAAAAGTTGGATGAGGAAGTGTACGCTGCATCATGATGCCCTCGGACGGCACCGGCACGGGTACAAGCCTCGTTCAGTGGTGGAAAGAGCCCGAGGATACAGCGGGCGTCGCGATGCGCACCACGCTCGACCAAATCAAGCGCGACCAGGACTTGTTTCGGCAAGCGAACCTGACGCACATGCGCATGTACCGAAACCTCGCGATGGTAGGGCTTGGTCCGCATACGGGCTTCAGCATCGCGCAAGGCCTCGGCAGCCCTCTCAGCCTCAACGTTGTGCGCAACATGTGCAACGCGGTGCAGTCGCAGATTGCAAAGAACCGCCCGAAGCCTTGGTTCCAGACTTCAGGCGCAGATGTCGAGACGCAGCAGAAAGCGCAAAAGCTCGAGCAGTACATCAAAGGCGTGTTTTACCAAGAAGACGTGTACACGAAGACGAGCCAGAGCTTCCTCGATTCGGCCATCTTCGGGACCGGCGTCATCAAAATCATGCCGGGCAAGAAGCGCGTCAATATCGAGCGCGTCTTCACGCCCGAAGTCGTCGTCGACAACGTTGAGGGGATGCACCGCGAGCCGCGCAACATCTATCAGTACAAGTACGTCGACCGCGGGTACCTCGTAGCAGAACACCCTGAGCTCGAAGAAGAAATTCTCGCAATACCTAAACTCGAGTTCAACTACGATGACGAAGAAATCAACGCGACTTATGATCGCTATGCTTCTGATCTCGTGCGCGTTGAAGAGGGCTATCACACCGCGAGCGAGGAAGGCGCGGATGACGGCGTCTATTGCAAGAGCGCGAACGGCGTCACGCTCCAGCGAGTGATCTGGGCGCACGATTGGCACCCGTATTTGTTCTGTCGCTGGAGCACATCACCCCTCGGGATGTGGGGCATGGGGCTTGCGGAAGAGTTGCGAGGTATTCAACTCGAAATCAACCGCATCGTGCGCTCAATCCAGAACGCAATGCAGCTGCTCTCGAATCCTTACGTGATGGTCGACCGCGCCAGCAACGTGATACGCGGGAGCATCACCGACGTATCCGGCTCAATCTTGATGTACACTGGCAAACCGCCAATCATTTACGCACCGAGCGTTGTGCATCCCGAAGTGTTTGGGCACCTCGCGGCGCTCTACGAGAAGGCGTACGAGATTGCGGGCGTTAGTCAGATGCTCGCGCAAGCGCGGAAGCCGCAGGGCTTCACGTCGGGCCGTGCGCAGCTCGTACACGCAGACCAAGCAGAAGGGCGCTTCGCAACCGCGATACGTGAATGGGAGACCTTTCACATGAACATCGCGAAGCTCACGCTGAAGGTCTCGCGTAATACGCCCGGCATCAAGGTCAAGACGTTCGGCGACAACGCCTACAACGAGATCGATTTCAAGAAAGACCTCGCAAGCGTCGGTGATGACGACTTCGTGCTTCAGGTGATGCCGACCGCGCTGCTCGGGGACACGCCCGAAGCCGCCATCGAAATGGGCGAGCGCTTGACGAAAGCGGGCATCATCTCGGAGCCCGCGCAAGTGCTCCAGCAGATCGATCATCCCGACATGAAAGCGCTCGTGCGCCGCATGACAGCCCCGCGCGTGCTTGTCGAGAAAGCCGTCTCGAGCATGCTCGCGGGCGGTGAGCAGATGGTGCCCGTCGAAGAGACTGACCTGGCGCTCACGGTCAAGGTCGCGAGCGAGATGTACGTCGAAGCGGTGCTACAGAAGTACGGGGAGCCCGCGCTCAAGAAAGTCCGCAATTTCATCCAAACCGCTGTGCGGATGCAGACATCGACCGGCGGTCCCGCTGGCGCTGCTGCCCCGCAACTGGGCGCTCCGCCGCCTGTCCCGCTACCCCCGAACGGCTTCACCCCTGCGGCTCCCGGCGCAATGCCGATGCCGCCTAACGGTCTCACCCCCGCACCAGGAATCATCCAATGAGCATGTCGAGTATTGCAGGAATCACCCCGGCGCCCGGCGCCGCAGCCGACAACGGCGTCACGCAAGCGCCCGCGCTCGAGAGCTTCGATCGCGACGCAGCGCTCGCGGAAGTCGGCGCAGACGGCTTTGGCAGCAGTGTCAACGCCGACGAAGTGAGCCGGCTCGAAGTCGACGATGCGCCCGCAGCGGAGGCAGAAGAAGCCGAAGCATCGACCGAAGAGAAGCCTGCCGAAGAGCAATCCGAAGAAGAGCGTCTCGAAGCGCGCAAGAAGAAGCTCAGCGACAAGGACGGCAAGCTAGATCAGAGCAAGGTCGACAAGGCTTTCGCGAAGCTCACAGCAGAGGGCAAGCGCCTGCGCATGAAGGCTGAGGCGTTCAAGGCTGAGCGCGCAACGTTCGAGCAAGCGAAAGCGCAGTACGATGCAGCCATCGAGACTGCGGCGCAGCGCGTGCAAGCGAAGGAAGCCGAATTCGAGAAGCTCGCGGAAGAAGCGAAGACATCGCCGCTTGTTGTGCTCGAGAAGCTAGGTTGGAGCGTCGAGAAGCTCGTCAAGTTCATCCAGAACGACGGCAAGCACACACCCGAAGATCTCATCAAGGACACGAAGAGTGAATACGAGAAACGCTTCGAGGCGCAACAGAAAGAGCTCGAAGAGCTGCGCAACAACCTGAAGCAAGACAAGGTGAAGAGCGCGGCGAGTCAGTACGAGGCCAACGCCATCAAGACGATGGAAGGGTTGATGGACAAGTACGAGTTCATCAGCAAGTACGACTTGAAGACCGAAATCGCGCCGAAGGTGCTGCAAAACATTGCGCACATCTACCGCGAAGGTGGGAACTTGAACGGCGTCAATTACCCGAAAGGCGCCGCGCTTGACCCGAAAACGGTTCTGGACTATTTTGAAGCTCAGACGGCCAAAGAGGTTTCTCGATTTGGCATTCGCCCCGGACAGGCTGGGGCTACGAATAGCGTAGCGAAACCTGGGGCTGCACAGCCGAAGGCACTGTCGAACGCCGACACGAGCTCGCGCGGTGTGAAAGCCTCAGACGAAGATGAGCCTTTCGATCGTGAAGCGGCGTGGCGGGAAGTTCGCAACATGTACGGCTGAACCCCCACACCCCAGGTGACGAATGGCATCTCCGCTCACGCCGGCTGGCTTTAACGCTGGCCTCAAAGTCCTCTTCCCCGAGAAGCGCATCAAGCTCTATGGGCAACGCGATCAACCCTTCTATGCGTGGCTCACGAAGCAGCAAGGTTTCGGCGGCCGCTATGGCGAAGTGCCGATCCGTTACGCCCCCGGCGGCGGCGCGTCGCACACCTTCGCTGATGCGCTCGCGGCGAAGAGCGGCTCGAAGTACACCTTCTTCCAGGTCAACCGCAAGCGCGACTACCTGATCATCAGCATTGACCGCGAAGCGCTCGAAGCATCGGAAGGCGATTCGAAGAACAGCTACATGACGGCCAAAGAATCGGAAATCGATTCTGGCTTCATGAAGATCGTTCAGCGTCTCGCTGCTGACATGCAGAGCGATGGCACCGGCAACATGGGGACCATCCTCACGACGCCGACCGCCAACAGCTTCACCACGAATCAGGTGTCACTGACGCACGTCGAGCCGGGCGACCAAATCGTGTTCTCCCCGTCGCCCTTCAGCGCGTTGCGCACGGGTGGCGGAACGTACGGGTACGCGACTGTGCTGTCGGTCAATTACGATACCAACACCATTACGACCGACCCGACTGCAGGCGACCCGCTGACCGGTGCTGGTTCTATCGGCGTACTCGCCGCAGACCAGTTCTACTTCAAGGGTAGCTTCGGCAACTCGGTCTCCGGTACGAATGCCTGGATCCCGACGAACCGCAGCAATCTCGCGACGCCGTTCAACGGGGTGGACCGCTCGGCGTTCCCATCACGCTTGGCTGGCATCTTCTTCGACGGCTCGACCTTCGGGTTGGCTGAATGCCTCGAGCGCGCAATCGCCCGCGGCAAGCTCGAAGGCTCGATGCCGGACATGATTTGGCTGAACTACAACCGTTTCGCGGATCTGAGCCTCGAGCTCGGCGCGAAGGTGCAGCGCGATCAAATCAAGCTCGGCGCGTTCGCGTTCGATTCGCTCAAGATTTACGCGGGTGGCCGCGAAATCCGAGTGGTTGGCGACCAGAACTTCGCGGACACGACCGCTTTGGCCGTGAACAAGGAGAGCTGGTACTTCTGGACTCTGAAGGGCGCTCCGCGCTTCATCACCCGTGACTCCGGCAACGGGGACATGTTGATGGATCCGGGCTCCGACGGGTTCGAAATCCGAATCGGCTGGAACGGCGAACTGGTTTGCCGCTCGCCGCTCGATAACATCCGCATCACCCTGCCGACGTGAGGTAAGACAATGAGCCTATTTACTGTTGGAGACGTGCTCAAAGGGCTTGTGCCGACCGCTGTGTTGCAGTCGGATGCGCTCGAGCTCTGCCGTGAAGAGCCGACCTACCTCAACCCGGCCGCGGTCACCACTACCACGACCATTGCCGAAATCCCGTTCTTCGTCGCTCGACGGAAGCAGCGCGTCATCGGCGCGCGCTACTCGCCCGGCGCGGCCATCACGGGCAACGCCGCGTTCTTCTCGCTCATCTTGACGGTTCGGCACATTGCCGCACCTTCGGTGGCGAAAGTGATCGCGACCTACAGCCCCTCGGCGACCCCGGCGGGCGACATTGCAGCGTTCGGCTCTCGCGACTTGTGGGCTTCGGGCGATGTGAATGCGGCTGCGGCTGACGCAGACTTCATTCTACTGCCCGGCGATGTTGTGACCTTCCAAGTCACGAAACCCGGCTCGATGACGTTCCCTGCGGGCGTACTCGATCTCATCACTGAGTACCGCGACTGATGGCCGGCACACTCGGCTCCAGCAAGGTGCAGCACCCCGCTGCGCGTTCGAACATGCCTGAGATGCTCGCCATCGCGGGCACCATCACCACCAATGGCGCAGCTCCGTCGCGTTTCCGCGGCAGGGGCTACACGGTGACGCAGCAGGGCACCGGGCTCTACCGCATCACGCCGAACATCAATACGTGCCGCATCGTTGCAGTCGACGGCATTCTCATCAAAGCGGCGACTAGCGTCACCGGTTTGGAGGTTGTCGACGCGGCCGAGGCGAACAACTACGTTACGTTTCGCGTCGTCAACCCGACTACCGGCGCAGCGGCCGCGCCCGGAGCCGTAGGAGACCAGATCTCCTTCGTGCTCTGGGTCATGACCGTGAAACTGCCCGGAGTGTGACATGGCACTACCCAAAGGATTCATCGAATCATTGGGCAGCGATTCGGGCGCGGGGGATGACTCCGCGCCCGATAGCGAGGCCAGCGAGAGCTCGATGCTTGAGCAGCACCTGAGCGCCATGTTCCGCGCGGGCAAGGCGGGCGATTTCGCGACTGCGGCGGACTGCTTCAAAGCAGCTGTTGCCGCCGCAGACGAGCCCGAAGCAGACGACACCGAAGGCGATTCCGAGGATTACTAAGCATGGCCGTTCCGGCGTTTAATCTCACGACGCTGGAAGCACGTGTGCGGAGCCGCGCCGATATGGTCGGCTCCGCATTCGTGACCACGGGCGAGATCCAGAACTTCATGGAAGCGGCGTGGCAGGATCTCTACGCGCAGGCTTCAGTGCAATACGAAGACCTGTTGGTCACGCGCGTCGACTTGAGCGCCCCGATCAACACGGGTTCGCTCACACTCCCGTTGGACGTGAAGCGGCTCCGCGGGCTGCGCATCAAGGACTTTGAGTTTCTGCGCTCATTGAGTCTGCACGAAATCCGCACCCTCGATACCGTCGGGCGCAAAGGGCGCCCGCACTACTATTGGCTATCGGGCGGGACAACCGCAATGACCGCGGACATCCTACCTTATTGCGATGCGCCCTACACCATCAGCTGCTACTACCAACCCGCGCTCGGGCTTGCTGATGCCGTCGCGATCGGGAGCATCCCGCAACTCGCTTGTTGGGATGAGTACGTAGTGCTCTCAGCCGCCATCAAGTGCAAAGACAAAGAAGAGAGCAGCGTCTCGACACTCATCGGCGAGCGCACAGCACTCTTCGCGAGCATGCAAGCAAGCTGGACGCCGACAGACACAAGTGAAGCTGGTCGCGTCGTGCAGCTGAACAGCGGCCGCAATTTCATGCGGGCCTACGACTATCAAGGGCCTGATGACGATTATTGACAAACGACGCGGAGGTGGCGCAGCTGCGGATATGGCGCAACAGGTGGCGCAGCGTGCCATCGACACGCAGGTACCGGATCATATCAAAACGGGTGTGCGGGTGCCCGGTATCGCTATCGCAAACTTGCCCGTCACTTTCGCGCACAAGCTCGGTCGCGTACCGCTCGGGTGCTCTGTGTTGCGCGCTGTCAAGGGCGGGGGTAGCGCGACTTCACGTTCTGATGTGCATGAAGTCTCAGCTGATGTGAACACGATCACGATGGAGCGTTCCGACAACACCGGGCTGTTCACCTACGATTTCTGGGTATTCTGATGGCAAAAGATCCGTATGCGGGGCTTGAGCGCACGATTGTTGAGTTGCCCTTCACGGACGGTTTAGCGAACAATTTCGCGAAGCATTTCCGCGCTGCGCCGCAAGACGCGCTCTATGCGATTGATAATGCCGACTTGACTTCGATCGGCAAGTTCTCGAACCGCGACGGCTTTGTGAGTCTGAGTAACGTGCGCATCGGGACCGAGACAGGTTTCGCTTCATTGCTCGGAACGCACAAGAAGCTATTCCAGCACAAGGATGAATTAGGGGTCATTGCAGACACGAATTTCCCCATGGGTTCCGGCGCGGGTTGGGGCGGCACGGGGGATACCGTCTACACCTTCGTGCCAGACACACCTGCTCCGACTGCAACGGGAGCGTGGAAGGCGCATGGCAAAATACCCCGCCCAACGCTGAGCTGCGTTTCGGACATCACGTCGGATACCGAGCCGACAATTAGCGATGTGGCGGTCGCGGGCAAGTTTGCGATCATTGCTTGGCATAGCGCAATTCAGAACTTGGCTCCGCCGAACGGCACAGGCGCCGATTACGGCGGGCTCTGGTTTAAAGTCATCGATATCACGAACGACTCTACGGTGATCGATACGACTTTAGCGCCAACACCCACAGGCATTCTCGCTGAAGCCACTGATCCACCTGGCGGGGGTGTCGCAGGTAGACGCTATCAGGCAAAAATTAACTGCCTCGCGATCGGTAACACGCTTTATTGTTTCTATATCGGGGCTGTTGCAGGCGTTGGCGTGTTGAACGGCAACAATGTGTGCGTTTTCACCGTCGACATGACGGCAGCGAATCCCGTAGTCGGCAGCGCTGCTATTCTCGCAACAGGTGTCGACAATTATAGTGTCTGCACAGACGGTACTAGCATTTATCTGGCTTACCTTCAGAGAGCCACGCCAACGCAGGGTAATCTCAAAAAATTCAGCGCCGCACTCGCGATACTGCTCGGCCCGATCAACACGCATAACTACGTAGGCGTCGGGACAATCGCAGATTTCACGATTGATACGGGGGCTGGTGAAGTCGCAATCGCTGCGGTTGTTACGGTAGCGCCCGACACGCGCCGGCTACTATTTTTGGAAGCGTATTCGACAGCTGCGCTCGCGCTTGTGACGGCGATCGGCCCCGGCATTGCGGATTCGCTGACCAATACTCCGACCACTAACATCCAGCGCGGTCCCTTCTACAACCCCGACGTTGTTGTGCTCGCATCAGGCCAATATGCGGTCGGCGTCAACATGAAAACGCGCGGCGATGTGTATGGCCAGTTCTTCTGGTGCTTCTCATTCCGCTCTGCGGGCGCCGCGACCGCGCCAACAGCGAACTACGTCGCAGGCGGTGTTTGGGCTATCAGCAAAATGTCGCGCATCAACGGCCGAACCTACGTGCCGGCGCTGCGCTGCGATATTGCGCCGAACGCGCAGATCGGATCAGAGCTTGGTTATTTCTTGCTCGAACTCGATACGACAGCGCCCGCCAATGCAACTGACTTATATCGCACACCGCTCATCACCGCTAATTGGGCTGTAGACATCTCGGCGTGCGCTGTCGACGCGAACAACATTGCGGGTATTGGCGGTTTCGTGTTGAATCAGATCCCGTACCCGCGTGGGTGTGTGGCGGGCAACATCTACTATTGCATGACGCGCAAAGGCGCGTCGCTCGGTACGAAATCGTTCCCGTTCTTCGACACCTTCACGCTCGAGCTGTTGAAGTTCGATTTTTCAGATCCCTATCGTTGGGCTTCGCGCGCCTATGGCGACATCACGGCATTCGCGGGCGGGGCGATGTTCGCCTACGATGGCCGTCGCACCTTCGAATGCGGCATCCTCACGCGCCCGCGTGTGTTGAGCGCTGTGGAGCGCAGCACGGCCGGTACTTTCCTGGTTAGTCAGGAATATTTCGTGCGAATCGTGTATACGTGGCTCGACAACACAGGGCAGCGCTGGTTCAGCGCGCCGAGTTATGCGAGTCGCCCCGGTGACGGGTATAATTTCACGCTACTGAGCGCAGGTCATTCCGTGTTGCTCGAGATCACAACGCCCCCGCCTTTTACAGGTATGTGCTCGGGCGTTGACTTCTTCGCAAACGCCGTCGAGATTTGGGTCTACATGACCAACCCGGCGGCCGCGACTGGGGTGTATTTTCTGACCGCTAAGGTCGGCGTGGCTGACGCAATCGCCAATAATTTCACGCCAGGTTATTCCCCCGTCTCGGGCAGCGGCACGGTGCAAGTGCCAATTCTCGATCCGCCGCCTTTCACATCAGATCAGCTTTACGTAGTGGGCGGCGAGCTCGAGAACTCGCCCGCACCCGCTTGTCGCACCATTGAAGCGCATCGCGATCGGCTTTTCGCGATCTCGAGCTACGACAACAACGTCTATTATACGAAACCAAAAGCTGCGGGACGCGGCATTGAGTGGTGCCAGCACACGCTACTGATTCCGATAATGGAAACAGGTCTCGGGCTCGCTTCGAACGAGACGTGCCTGATGATTTTCACAAACCGGGGCGTGTACGCTATCGAAGGCTATGGTCCGAGTGCGACGGGCCAGCCCGCGCAAGCTTTCGGGACGCTCCAGCTCATCTCAAATCAGCTCGGCCTCTATGAAGTCAATTCATGTCTCTCGACACCCGTGGGAGTGATTTTCCGCACGAGCTATGGTTGGTACTTGGTCGACCGATCGCTCACGATCTCCTTCATCGGCAGTGACATCAACGGAATGGTGGCGCTTGGCGACACGACCATCGCGTTGAACGTCGAGCAGAGCAAATCAGTCATCCGCATCTTGACGCAGCGAGCGTTCGGGACATCGGGCTACGTTGCATACAACTATTGGTACGACTCGAAGCGCTGGAGCACCGACTCAAACCTTAGCGTGTTGAGCTATCGCGATGCGATGACGTTCAAAGAGACGTATTGCATGATCGATTCGGATGACGTGATCGCGCGTCAGGGCGGGAATTTCGGGGGCATATCTTGGTGCGATGGCGCCACTGACGCAGCCGGCCACGGCATCCGCGTTGAAACGGGCTGGATCACGGTAGCAAACATGGCGATGTACAAGCGTATTTGGCGCGTCATCGCCACCGTTGAGAATTTGACGCCTGGGAATCCGCAAAACCCGTTGCTGAATCTTGGGGTTTATGCTGACTGGAACGATACGCCTATCGTGTCACACAATTTCACAGCGGACCAGATTGGCCCGGGGGTGCAGACGCTACGCGCCCATCTCCCCGTCCAGAAGATGAAAGCCATTAGAATTGTGCTGCAACAGGTATACGTCACAGCAAGTCAGACATACACCAATAATCCAGGGTATAATTTCATCGGTCTGGGTTTCGAGATCGGACTGAAGAACCGCACATCGCCTGAAGGCGCAGCACGGAGTACTTGAGATGGCGAGCAAAGCAGGATCAGCAGCATCGGGCGCAGTCGCAGGCGCCGCTGCGGGCTCGGTACTCGGGCCCTGGGGTACCGCAGGTGGCGCAATCATCGGCGGCATTGGCGGTTGGCTCTCAGGCTCGAGCGGCCCGAGCGACGCTGAGATTGCTGCGCAGCAGGCGGCCGCAGCCGAGCGCGCGCACGCGACGGGAATCGCGCGCAACGCGGCGGAAGGTCGCGGGCCGAGCGCTGCACAAGACTTGCTCAATCTGAACACAGGTCGAGCGAATGAGCTCGCGTTCAGTCAAGCGAAGGGCATGGCGGGGGCGAATCCTGCGCTTGCTGCTGTGATGGCGAGCAACGCCGCAGCTCAGAACAGCCAAGCCGGCATCGCAAACGCAGGCGCACTCCGCGCACAAGAGATGAACGATGCTCGCTCGCAGTACCTTGCAGCGACGGGCGTCGACGTAGGGCAGGCGCAAACGCGCGACGCGGCGCAGACCGCACAGTCAAATTTGCAATCGCAGTACAATACGAATCTCTTCAACAGCGCAATCAGCGGCACGGCACAAGCGGGAGGGATGATTGCTGGAGCGCAACCTGTGGCAGCTACGCCTGCGCAGCCCGGCGCCAAACCTGCTGACTGGGGCGTAGACCCGAACAAGAAGGTAGCGTGATGGGCGACGTATATCAGAACATCGATTTCGAGCGGATGCTCGCGGACCTCGGCCAGGCGCTCGAGCGCAACAAGGGCGGCTCGCCGGACACCCCGGCGCCCGTATACCCGAAGCCGGCAGCCCCCGTAGGCATCCCGACTGCGCGCTTTGATGACGTACCGCCCGGCGCCGCCGCTGCGCTCCCGGCGCCATCTCCCGGTGCGCAGCAAATGGCTCCGATGGCCATCACGGGCGCGTCGCCTGGCGCAGCGCCGCCGATGTCGCCGCAGGACATGCAGACGATGGCGGAGTTGCAACAACTCGCCCCGCAGGCGTACGGGATGGGCTATGGCGCTGCACCCCCGCCGATGCCGCACCCTGCGCATGCTCCGCCCCCGATGATTGCGCAGCAGCTCGCGGGCATCAACCCGAACCCTGCCGCGGGCGGCCCCGCCGGGGTCTACCCGCAGCCTGCACCACCTCCTGATTTCGCGAACCTTGATCCGAACGCTGCGGGAGGGCTCGCGGGTTACGCGGCTCTGCGCTGATGGCGAAAGACGGGCCGGTCACGCAAGAAGAAGCGAAGCGTATCCAGAACGCAAAGGCGATGCTGTATCCCGATGCCGCGCCTCCGTCGCAGGACATGCTGAGTGAGGCAGCAGCGGACCAAGATGCAGCTGCTGCGGGTGCACCTGCACGTCCCGGATCGCCGGGCGCAGACGTAGCGCTCGACGCTATTGTGCAGAAATACACGAGCGGTGCAGCGCCTGCCGTTCCGTCGCCAGAAGCGCCCGCACCGAAAGCCGACCCTTACGCGCTCGGCGCGTGGACGAACGCGGCAGCCGCACACCCGCCCGAATTCAACGCTGGCGTGCAGAGCCAAACCGCAGCCGCCGATAGCGAAGCCGCGAAGCGCGCAGAATTCAACCGACTCAACCCGCGCCGCGCGCGAGAAGCCGACGCACGGCTTGCGCAGCAATCACAACCCGGTATCGCCATCGTTACGCCCGGAGGGATGCGCCCGAGCTCGGACACGGTACAGGTCACGCAAGGGCCTGAAGTGAGCGATGCACAGCGGCTGCTCCAATCACTCGAAACCAATGCGGTCGGTGCAGCGCGGGGCGACACGGAAGCAGCCAAACAACGCGATACGGTACTCGCGGGGCTGGAGTCCGAGCACGGCCAGAACACTGCGAAGCTCGCGGGCGGTGAGCAGCATGCAGCGCAGGCGCAGAGCGCCGCGCTCAGCCATGTCGCCGATCGAATGTCTCAGGCGCTCGACGCGGCGCGCGTGCCTGTCGTTTCACCTGCGCAAGATCTGAACAACATGGGCATGGGGCAGAAGCTCGCCTTCATGCTTGCTGCGGCGGGTGGCGGGGTGGCCGGGCGTGCAACGGGGCAGAATCCGTTCCTCGGAGGCTACAACCAGATGGTTGATGCGCGCATCGCGACGCAGAAGGCGCAGGCCGAACAAGCGAAAGGCGATGCAGCGGGGCAAGAGAACCTGTATAGCGTCATGAAGCAGGGTTTCCAGAGCGATGACGCTGCTCGAGCTGCGATGCGCACCATGTATTTGCAAGCGCTCGACACGAAGCTCAAAGAAGCAGCGCTGCACTACAATATCGACGCAGCGAATCCACATCTACAGCAGCTCCAGGCGGGCATTGCGCAGCAGTTACTCACGAATCAAATGGAGCTCGCGAAGATTTCGGGCAAGCACGTCTCGGAAGAATCGACCAGCAAATATGTACCGCCAAGCGTCACCGTTGTTGGCGGTGCGCCAAAGAACGAGGGCGAGACGCGCAAGCAGCTTGATAAGTACTGGACCGAACACAAGCTCTACGACAAAGAAGCCGATCTCGACACGTTGAACAACATTGTGCGCCAGGCGGACAAGGGCGGCGTCGTGATGAAGTATATCGCGGCACACCCCGGCATGTCGTACGCGAATGCGTTCTTCGCGGCGCGGAACGATCCGACGCAGAAGCAGCTCATGGTTGACATCGAGCGCGAAGTGAAGGACAACATCGCGGGCAACGGCATGCGCTCCGAGCTCGGGCGCCAGCTCGGGCAGACGCTTGCGAACGCAGAGAATGCGCAGCAAGCCTACAGCCGGCTCAACAGCGGCTTCGCAAACGAGGCTGCCAGCGGGATTGCGGCTTACGGCGGCATCGACGCATACAAGCGCTGGCGTCAAGAGGCCGAAGACATCCAAAATTCAACGAACTCTCCGGTGCAGGCGCAAGGCAGCGATGAGCTGCCGCGCGCGCTCCCGCCGGTCGATGGCGCCGTCGCGCCCGCCGTAAAACCCCCGCCTATCACGCAAGCGAGCCACCACAAGAAGCGCCAATGACCGAGCCCGCAACGCTGCCGGGCGATGACGCCAACACGATCCGCTCTGGCGGGCATGACGGTAAGGTCTACGTCCACAATCCGCTGAACGGCGAAGTCGCGGAACACACGCCCGAAGAAGCGGCAACGCTCGTCTACAATCGGGGCTGGGCTCCCGTCAGTAAAGCAGACGCGACGCGCATCAATGCGCACCAGATCCTCAAAGATTCGATTTCGCCCGTCCAGGCTGTAGGCCTCGGGCTCACACGCGGCGTTACCGGCGGGCTCTCCGATCTCATCGACCCGGACACGCAGCTCAACCAGGCCATCGGCGAGGCACACCCTTGGCTCACGCCCATCTCCGAAGGGGTTGGGATGTTCTCCCCGCTCGGCGCGGGCGCGGCGCTTTCCGAGGCGGGCGGTGCCATCACCGCGGGGCTCAGGGGCGGCGCGGAGCTCGGGCTCGCGGGCGAAGCAGCGACGCGCGCGGCAGGAATGGGTGCGGAGGGCGCCGCGTACGGCGGCATCGGCGCTGCTCGTGACTCGAAGCTCAATGACGACCCGCTCACGGCGCAGAAGCTGCTCTCGGGGATGTTCGGGGGCGCCATCGCAGCCGGCGCGTTGGGTGCGGGCGTTGGCGCAGCCGAGGGCTCCGGGAGCCTCATTCGCGGGATGTTCAAGAACTCGAGCGCAGCACGCGAAGAGCTGAGCTTATCCGGGCTTAAAGATTCGGACATCTCACCAGCGCTCGAGCGCGCGGGCCTAGGGCCGCTCGAGCCAGGCGCGCTCGATCACTTCCAGGCGATGCTCTACAATGATCCGAACATCACGCCAGAATTCATGGCGGCCGTGAAGAAGAGCGAAGGCATCCGTCAAGACGTGATGTTCGCGGCGAACCCGAAACGCGCTGAAGCGGAAGCCGAGCTGGCGCAACGGTTGAATGAACTGCACGACGGCAACCAAGACGCGCTCGCGGGCTGGCAGGGTCGGCTCAAGCGCGACAAAATTGAGCAGTGGATCGGCCCGGAGTCCGAGCATGTCAGCGATGGTGGGCAGCTCGTCAATTCGCTCCAGAGCCTCGATCTCCCCGCGCGTCACGAGCTGTCGCAGAACATCGTCAGTGCAATCGAGCGCGCAGGTAAAGGCAACCCGTCAGCGTTCGACGAGCTTGTCAACTCGGTCGGAGCGAAAGATCGGGAGCAAGCGCTGAAGAACGTCGGGCAAGCGCTTTTGCACGGTGATAAGGACGTGCTCGATCAGCTCTTCAGCTCGAAGCTGCTGAATGATGAGAACATCAGCGGGCTGAATATCCCGACGCGCGCCGAGACCCCCGATCAATTCTCCATCAACGTCGACAATAAGCGCTTCAGCGAAGGGATGCGCGAGAAGTCTTTCGAGCACCTCCGCGCGAACCCCGCAGACGGTGACCGGAACGGCATCCCGCGCATCGAAGTCTGGCCGGAAGAGGGGCCCGTCATCGGCGACGGGCGGCATCGGATGGTACTCGCAGCTGAGCGAGGAGATACCGAAATCACGGCCAACGTTGTGCATTACGACAACGAAGGACATGTCGTCAGCCAAGGCGAGCAGCGCATCAAGCTCCAGCGCAACGGGGAGAAAGCGCCCGCAGTCACGCGCGGCGAGGCACCTGTTGACATGTCGACGCGCCCGCAGGACCCCCGGGAGGCGCAGGCAGCGCTGCGAGAAGCGCTCGGGGCCGTGCCGAAAGCCGAGAAGCTCGAGCCGGTCTGGAAGTCCGCCGCGCTCGACTACATCGACCGACAGCAGAATCTGCTCGATGAGCTTGCGGCGCAGCCCCGCGGGTACGTTGCGGGCGAGGGAGGCGGGCAAATCAAGCGGCTTGGTGAGCTCATGAAAGGCGCCCGCCAGTCAATCGAAGAGGGCGACCGAGCGAACGCTTTCGGTGAGCTCGACTATGTGAAGAAGCGCGTCGGGGCTGTGCGCGCGGACGCTGGCGACCGAGTAGGTACCGGGCAAGCGATGGCGGGGCATGCGGAGAATATGCAGGCTGAAGCGCGCGCGATCCTTGAAGACTCCGGGCTCTGGGGCGCGAAAGCCGCGTCGGCGCAGAAGGAGATGAACGCGATTCTTCACGAGCACTTCCACCGGACTTCGGATTTCAAGAAAGCGTTCTTCTCTGGTGCGGGTGTACCTGACCCGAAGCTCCCATATGCTGAGCGCATCGTCGCCGATCCTGCGAAAATCCGGAACGTAATGGATCGGCTAGTGAACCCCGACCATTCGCTCGAGCTGCAAAAGTTCAAAGCGCACATCGGCGACTCGCACAAGCTCGCCGACATTATGGAGAAGTACTATCAGCCGGATGCTGCGCAGAACGCTGTCATCAAGCAAATGCGCGACGGCACGAAAGCCGCCAATGACGCGATGGATCGCTCGCTGCACTACGGACTCCGCGTCAACCAGGGCAAAATCCTGTCGGCCGTGTCGCACGGCGGCGCCCGTGGACTCGCGGCCTCGGCCGGCGCGTATATGCTTGGCGGCCCTCTTGGTTTAGCCGGCGCTGTCGTCGCGAAAGCGATTGCGAATCCGGGGCGCTTCCTCCGGATGCAAGCGATTGTCGAGCGCATGCTCGGCTCGCACGGCGGGCGTGTCGCAGACGGGCTCGCGGGCATCGTCGACAAAGCAACCCGTGTCGCAGGCGGCGCAGCCCAGAAGTCAACTCGCGTACTCGGCTCGGCGGCGATGCTCACACAGAACGTGGCGCAACGCCAGCAAGCCTACGGCGACACGCTGCACGACTTGGCTGCGATGGCATCGAACCGCGATGCTGTCGTGAAAGCGATCTCGAGTTGGCACGGACCGGACTTGGCTCACATGCCGAACGCTATCCCGTCGATGGTCGATGCGATCCAACGCGGCGCTCAGTTCTGTCTTCAGGTTGCGCCAGCGCGCCCGAAGCCCGGCATGTTCAGCGATGACGAACTCGGCCTGCTCTCAGACAAAGAGGCGAACGAGTTTTCGAACACAGTGCACGCTGCGATGGATCCGGCGACGATTCTCGAGCTCATCAAACATGGCGAGCTTACCCCGCAAGTGCTGAAGGCCGCCGAGACGACGGCGCCCGAGCTCGTGAACGACATGCGGGATCAGGTGACGCAGATGTTCACGAATACGTCGGGAAACGTGAAGGTCGGCCCGGTCCAGCAGGTCGGGCTGGCGCTGCTGCTCGGGGTGCCCCAATCCCCGGCGTACGTCTCGGCCATCCAAATGTCCTGGAAGGCTAACCAGCAAAACCCCACGAAAAAGATCACTCCCGGAAATATGGGCGACACGGGCGTCAATGAGCGCTATTCTAAGTCAACCTTTTCAGCCGCAGATCGGCTCGAGAGCGGAGAACACCAGCTATGAGCGATTCAGACCACATCTACGCCCCGCGAGCCAACACCACAGCGAAGACGCTCACGCAGCGCATCGCAGTGACCGTCGCGAGCGCGCAGACCGCGCTCGCAGCTAACTTGTGCAAAACCGGATGGGTGCGCATCAAAGCCGTGGGTGGCGACATCGACTTCACCATCGGGGAAACAGGCGGCACGCTCGTCAAAGACGCAGCCGGCTCCGGGACCACGGTTGGCTACACGCTTCAGAACGGTCAGAGCGAAGACTTCGTGATTGCGCTCACAGGGGCCGCTGGTGTCATCACAGCCATCGGGAGCGGTAACTGTAACCTGCTCATCTCCCGCGCAGGCAAAGAGCGCGTGAACGCGGCCGGGCTATGATGCCAACTGCGGGGCGCAGAAATCGCGGCTTCGCGGGACGCAAACAATCGACCGTGCGCACGCCGTTGCGCGCTGCGTTCACGCCGGCTCTTGCAGGTGCGGGGCCGGGTGTCGGCGTCACTGAGACCGTATTCTACGGCGCGCGGCTCTCCGTAGTCACAGCCGTCGGCGTGCTCGGCGTCGCACTCTTCGCGTACACAATCAACGGTATACCAGGCGTTGGCGGTACGACGGCTGCAAACTTCAACGTCCCCGAATTGCCTGGCGTGTCACTGCAATTCGCCGCGGGCACCTACGCAATCAACACACTGAACGGGGTCGTCTGATGGCACTTACCGGCAACCAATATCAGAGCATGCGGCTCAAATTCCGCGGCCTGCTCTCGAACCCTTTTCAGTTTGTAAGCGAGACCGAGCTCGACAGTTTCCTGTCGCAATTGAAGCTCGATCAATCACAAGGCGTTGCGGTTTCTGCGGCCCAGAAGAACGCGGCGGAAGCGCAGCTCGTTACGCAATTGGCGTCGCCCAACTACACACCCATCGCGGTCAACATTGGCGATTTCATTTCGCAAGCGACAGCTGCGGTACCTGCGATCATTGTCGCCTTGACAGCCGATCGCTATCAGCAGTTAAAAAATCAATTTGTCGGCGCCCTGTCGCTTGCGGGCATTCGCACCGAAGCGCAGATGATCGGATATGTTGCGGGATATTCTAGCAGCCTGATCGCGACCCGCGCACGGATTATGCTCGGGACCGGCGGCGGTACGTCCAATTATATGTGCCGCACCATGAGCTTTGCGCGTGACACGATCTCGGCGCTGCGCGTAGCGTGGGCCAACTGGTTCGTGACTGCCGCAGGCGGTGAGCAGGGGGCTGGCGGCACGATGACCATCAACGCCTCTATTGAATACCCCGCTGGCACATTCACGCAGGTCAAGTTTTCCGCTGGCGCGACGGGTACGATCGCTAATGGCACCACGCTAGTCAGCGACTCGGTAGCGGTGATCATCCCTGACGGCGCCCAGTTCTGGGTACGTTGGTTCGTTGCGTCGACGGTGGCTCTGCCCATGACTTCCTCTCCGCCATCATTGCGCAATACCGCGCAGGGCGATGCGTTTGTGGCGGCAGGGACGGATCAGACTATGTCCGGGACGGTCACGGATGACGGCGGTACGTGGTCCATGTGGCCAGTGGCGATTATTGGCTCGACGACAAGGCGAACGATCGCCTATCTCGGAGACAGCCGCGTGGTAGGGCAACAGGACGACTTCACGGGCACGACTGGGGATATGGGTCAACTGGAGCGCCCATTTGCTCCGGTCTATGGCGGCATTACGCTCGCCTGCCCCGGTGAAACTGCCGCTCAATTCCTCGCCTCCAATAGCAAGCGCCTAGCGCTGGCTACTTATTGTTCGACCGCCATTTGCGAGTATGGCATCAACGACCTAGCGGCAAGCGTTACAGCTGTAACTCTGCAAACTAGGATCAGTAGCATTGCGGCCCTGTTCGCCGGGAAGGACTTTTACGTAACAACTCTAGTTCCGGACACCACGGGCGCCTGGACGCTGACGAATGGATCCGACCAGACGGTTACCGCTTTTGAGGCGCAGCGGGTCGCCTACAATACTTGGGCTCGAGCCAATAACGGCGGCTTTACCGGCTTCTTCGATCACGCCTCTGTCGTTGAGTCATCTCTCAATTCCGGCAAGTGGATCGCGGATGGCACGACGAACAAGTACACGCGCGATGGTCTGCACGAGAACGCAGCCGCGAATCTGCTATATACCTTCCTGTTCCCGATTGAGCCATCGTGGGACGGTAAGCTGCACAGCGTGTTCACGTCCGGCGTATTGCAGTCTGCGCAAAGCGACCAGGGACTAAACATCGGAACAGCCTGGGCGGACCAGAGCGGAGCCGGGCAAGACTACGCGAGCGCAGCATGGCCGACCGCTGGCGGTGGGCTGAACGGCAAACCAACGTTGCTATTCGACGGCACAGCCCAATTCTTGGGCTCCAGCCTCAACCTGCCAGCACCGGCAACTACTCCGACCTGGATTGGGATGGTCTTCAAGCAGGTTAGCTGGACAGCCTCAGACTTCGTGATCGGAGACACAACGGGCGTTGCGCATTCGCTTCTACAATTCAGTGCATCGCCGGACCTTGGGCAGTATGGTGGAAGCGTCCAGCAACTTACCGCCGCTCCGCCGCTTGGTACCTGGGAGGTGACAGAGACGCTGTTCAGCGGATCCGTCGCTGACTATCTCAGACGCGGGCAGGTTACCTCACGGTTTGGCAACAGTGCGGGAAACAACGCGAGCACCGGGCGGCTTATTGCCAAAGGCGGAGCTGGCGGCTTCGGCAACATTGAGATTGCTCACATCATTTATCTCGGGCGCGCGCCGACTGCCCGAGAGATTGCGCGCTGGCGTGCAGCCGCGAAGTCGCTCTACGGCGCTGTCCCAATCAATAGCTATTAACAGGTAATACCATGACCAAAGCAACCCTGACCAAAATCCTCGGTACTGTGCTCGCAGCCATCGCTGGCGGGAGCGCTCCCTTCATCCCGCAACCCTATGGCCCGGCAGCGATGGCGCTCGCCACGCTGCTGCTCGGCTGGCTGCACTTGCCGCAACCCGGCGCCGTGAAGGCCGCGCCGTGAAAGGTCGGCATGTCACGCTGTTTCTGGGCGCTCTTTGCGCTTGGCTGGTTCTCTCTTGCGCATCATCTCATCCGCACGTCTGTGACCCCGCGGATGCGACGCAAATCACGGCGGAGTACGTGGCTGCAATGCGGCTCGAATGCGCGGGCCAATCTTTCGAGAGCTGCGACGCAGCTCCGAGTCTGGAAGCGACGCGCAAAGCGAAATTGGAGGCGGCATGTCCAACGCATTGACGACTGAGCTTGAATCGCTCCCCGCGCTGCTCATCCCCGCAGCCGTCGAGCTCATCAAAATCATCAAGAGCGCGCCGAACCCCTCGGACGCCATCGAACGCGCCAAGTTCTACGCGCTCGTTGACGCTGAGAAGATCGCAGCCGACGAGCTGCTGAAGAAAGCACTTCCGTGAGCCGCGACGGGGTTGTCGCACGCGCGCTCGCGGAAGTCGGCCCCGACACGCACGAGAAGCGCGTCAAGTACTGGACTTCAGCGCTGGGTCGCCTCGTCACGTTCGCCGAAATCGCGAAACTCGCCTGGTGCGGGGGCTTCGCGCTCTGGGCACTGCACGAAGAGGGGCTCGGGCTCGACAAGCTATGGCAAATCGGACACGGCTTTTTGCTCCAGCAACCGCACGTGCTCTCGCCCACACATTCTCCCCAGCCTGGGGACATCGGCTACCAGGCCAGCCCGTTCCAGCACCACTTCATCGTCGAGCGGGCCGAAGGCAACATCATTCACTCTGTTGACGGCAACCAGCCCGACGTAGCGCGACGCACGCGCGTCGTGAGCCCCGCGCTCACCTTCTACTCGATCGCCCCGCTGCTGGCTGCTGTGGGCGTGGCGGACACCATCCCGGCACCAGCTCACGAGCTCCCGCACGAGGCAACGCCCGCGGAGGTGCAGCATGCGGTGAACAACCTCATCATGACGCGGCTGCTCGACGGGCCGCCGAACCTGCTCACGGTCGACGGCATCATCGGCCCGAAATCCGTCGCGGCGCTGCAATGGGCGCAGCGGGAGCTCGGGGTACCCGTGACAGGCGCGGCGGACTACGCCACCAAGAAAGCGCTGGGGCTCACATGACACGCTGGGAGAAACTTTCCAACGTGCTGCTGCACATTCTCGGCGAGCAGCGCAATGTGAGTGCGGCGCTCAGCCATGTTTCGAGCGCACTGGGGCGTTTGTGCGATACTGTTGAGCGGATCGAAGCTAACGAAGAAGCGCGGCATGCCTCACATCAAAAAGCCAACCGGGAATACGCCGCGCTTGACGCTCGTGTCTCGCGGCTCGAGCGGGTCTCGAATGCCGGCGAATGAACCCTACGGGCCCGATGATGCAGAGCGCCATGCGCGCGAGCTCGCGGAATACGACGATCGCGACGAAGTGACCGCAAACATCCACGTGAGCCTCGATTCGATTCACGATACGGACCCGCCCGCAAAGAAAGTGCGCGCGGGGCTGATTGCGGTCGGGAGCGGGATCGGCGTCGCTATTCTGACGGGCGTAGCTGCGCTGCTTCAGAACTGCGGCCATCGGTAGAGTCGAGCTGTTGCGAGCCGCAGCGCAAGCAGCAGACCGCTGTGCGGCCCACAGCCTGCGCCGTCCACGAACGCCAGCCGCAGTCGATGCAGATGTAGAGAGCGCAGCGCTCAAGCTTTTCGGCGGGCTCGATGCTCGGGGCGGTTTCGGTTGTATTCGAGTTTCGCGGCATAGAGCACCGGATCGGCTTTCGTTTCAGCATACTGTCTGCGGGAATTTGCAAGCGCACGTTCGCGGTAGCCCGGGTCGTTGCGATACCGATCGCGATGCCAGCAGGCAGCGCAAAGCCTTCGCGCGAAGTGCAGCTTCTCGGGGTGACACGGCGCAGGGCGGCCCACTAGGCGCTCCCGCTCCCGCTCCAGCTCCCGCTCCCGCTCCAGCTCCAGCTCCGGCTCCCGCTCCGGCTCAGGCTCCAGCTCCAGCTCCGGCTCCGGCTCCCGCTCAGGCTCCCGCTCCGGCTCCAGCGAAATCGTTGTCGGTGTGATCGAGGGGTCATCGCCGCACCGTGCTCGAGAGCTGCTCTTCCCAGACCACGCCAGGAATCACGGGCGGGTTCTCATCTTTCGCGAACGCTTTGCCGACTGCTTCGATGCGCTTCGTGTCGACGATCCAATATTCGTCCGGGAGTAACCCCTCTACGATGCGCTTGATTGCCCACACCCGTCGGAAGCTGGTGCCTTCGAGCTTCACGGGTGCTGCGTCTTCAGCTTCCGTGAGTGCCTCGAGCAGCGCCTCCGGCTCGGCGAGCTGCGCAGCTTCAGCAGCTTTCGCCATAGCCTCGCGCTGTGCTGCGCGCTTCTCGAGTTCGTAGCGCTCGAGCATCCCCCGGACGTGCCCCGTCAGCGCCTGGCCCTTGTCGAGCAGCGGCTTGAAGAGATCGTTGATGCGCTTCTCGGCCTCTTTCAGCGGTGCGAGCGTCTCCTTCTTCATCTTCGAAACCTTGTCGAGTTTCGAAAGCCAATCCTTCAGCGAGGCGTTCGCGTCAGCTGCGTCTTCATCGTTGTCGATGCTCGCGCCCGCAAGCAACGCTGCCTCCTTTGTCGCCTGCGAGTGCAGCGCCGTTATGGTGAGCATGTCGACTTTGAATTCAGCTTTGAGTATTTCAGACATTCGTCGGCCCTTTGACTCCGCCGCGCAGGATGCGACCTAGATAGAACATGCCCAATGCAAGCGCGTCGAGATGGTTGTGCCACTTCGGGCTGTACGCGATGACGCGGCCCTCTGCGGCGTAGTAGCTGCGCGCTTTCTGAATGCGCTCAGCCGCGTCCGGCGGGAACAGGTCACGCTCGGCGGGCGTCATCCACTCCCACACCCGGCCGTGATGGATCGGCTTCTTCAGGATACCTTTCCAGACCGAAGGCTCGAGCGTTGACACGTGCTCCGAGAGCGCACTCGCGACGACGGCGCCGCTCCAGAGCACCTCCGCCATGTCACTCGTGTTCGGTACGTTCAGAATGTTCGGCTTCTCCACGACAGCAAGCGGGAACGTCGAGCGCGCATGAGCCGCTACTTCGCGCGGGTATTCGTGAAGCGACACACAGATGTTGTTCCGGAACTGCGCGCCGTAGACGAGCTGTTTCCCCGGGTCGAGTGCGATGAATTTCACAGTGAGTCTCCCTGCGCATAGAGCCGCGCGTCTTCCCAAATTTTGATGTTTCCCTGCTCATCCTCGAGCCGGTCAGCTTGCTTCGACCAACGCCGCGCGATGAGCGCCTTTGTCTTCGCGGCCATCGCAGCGCCGTAATCGGGCAGCATTTTGATGGCTGCTTTCCGGCACCAGTATTCGACTCGAGGGAGCTGTTCAGCTGCCTTGTCTTCGCGCGCCTCGCACAGAAACTGATCGTGGATGAAGTGCCCCGGTCGGAGCTGCGTCGTGCGGAGACCCGCACCGCCCCCGAACAGTACCGGGTCAATGCCCCGGATGTACGAAGCGCGCCAGAGGTAGAGCCCCGCGAGCTTCGCCACGTCTGCGCCCAAGCCCTGGTAGTTCGAATTGCACGCGGCCGTGTACGTGGCGCCAGCGCGCAGCCTTCCGGATTGGCATTGCGGCACCAGAAACTCGCCCGACTGCGGGTGCGTCTCGCAGCTCTCGATGTAGCCGAAATACTCGGGCATCTCGACCCACAGCCCCGACCAAAGATCGAGCAACTCTTTCCAGCGCTCTTTCGTGTAATAGACGCCATAGCTCTTCGCGGCGTACCCGACCATCGTGTTCGGGCCGAGGCCACCAGGGCGCCCAAAATTCACAGCCTTCGCGGCCTGACGCTCCTTCTTCATCTTGCCGCCCGAGTGCCAGGCAGCGGCTTCAGCGTATGACGAAAGCCCCAGCATTTGGCCAGCGACTGCGATGTGCAGGTCCTCGCCGCGTAGCATCGCATCGCCCATCGTCGAGTAGCCAATGACCCATCGGCAGACCTGCGCGAGGCAGTACAGCTCGAGCTGCGGGTAGTCGATGTCAATGTAGACGTAGCCCTCGCGCGACGGGATGAAGCACTCCCGGTCGCCCGCAATCTCGTCTTTCCCGCGGTCTCGATTCTGGAGCGGAGGATTCGCGCTCGATGTGCGGCCGGTCTCCAGAATCGTTGTGTAATGCGTGTGCAGCGGGCGCTCGATGCCGGGCCGGATCTTCGGAATATCTGTGTTCACGGCCTTCGAGACGTGCACCAAATCCGCATACGCCTGTAGTTTTTGCTCGGGCATGTCGAGCTCGATTTCGAGCAGCCCGCCGATGCGGCACGTGTCAGCATCGAGCGCGATACCGCCTCCGTCTGTCACAGGGATTTCACGGTGCGCAAGCGTAAAAATGTCGGACACACGCTGTTGCGCCGGCTTCGTGTTTTTGCAGTGCTTCCAGCGCACAAGCCCGTCCTTCTTCAGCTCATCCCAGACCGCAAGCGCTTCCGGGTCGTCAACGTCGAGCGCGGCCTTCAGCATCTTCCAGTTCGTGTTGCCGGCGTACGCGGATTCACGCTCGCGCAGCTTCGGTAAGTCGCGCCAGTACTCCCGGCGCAGGAGACCGTGCTTGCGCACCACGTGCGTCAGATCCTGATACTCGAGCAGCATCCGACGCTCATACTGGTTGAGCGCAAACTCGTCGACCATCACTCCTACATGCCCGCTCATCGTGCCGAGCCAGAGCGCGTGATAGCTCTCGTAAAACTCACTCGCCAGCGGGTCGGGCTCATCGCCATCCGGCAAGATTGTGCGACCGTACCAGAGCGCGGGGATGCCGCTGTACAGCTTGTGCGTGCGCCAGTTCTCTTGCGCCTCGTACACCATCCCCGTCACTTCAGCGTCTTGGATGGCGTAATCGAGCGCTTCTTTCGGCCACTGCGCGAACGGCACGCCATCGAGTTCGGAATAGCGCAGGCGCCAGGTGTCAGCGCTCTTATCGAGCCGGATGCCGCAACTGTCGAGAGCGGCTCCCGCCAAGTCGTGCGACACGCGCACGGTGCGCCCGTCGCTGTGCTTGTGGAACTTGAAGCGCCCCGCAGCCAAGTCGAGCAAGCGCTTGCGCACGAGCACATCCCGCACGCGGCCCTCGGAATAGGCGCGATCCCAGAGTGCGAACCAAGCATTGAATGCGTTGCCGCTTTGGTAGATCGCTACGTGCACATCAAACGCGGTGTTAGCGCCGACGATTGTGCACTGGTCATTCGCGAGCGCGCGCTCGAGCCTTGCGAGCCCGTCAGCCGGCAAATCAATCCCGCTCTCGCCTTCATCCGTCGCCCAAGTCATGCACACAGCCGGCGGGAACTGCCCATGCACTTCCCCGCAGCCGCACACGTCGGGGCCGATAAGGTGTGTTTCGAAGTCGAAGGCGAGAATGCTCATAAGCTCCCGCTCCCGCTCCAGCTTCGGCTCCCGCTCCCGCTCCAGCTCCCGCTCCAGCTTCGGCTCCCGCTCCCGCTCCAGCTCCCGCTCCCGCTCCAGCTCCCGCTCCAGCTCCGGCTCCCGCTCCAGCTCCCGCTCCAGCTCCCGCTCCAGCTCCGGCTCCCGCTCCAGCTCCCGCTCCAGCTCCGGCTCCCGCTCCAGCTCCGGCTCCAGCTCCGGCTCCCGCTCCCGCTCCGGCTCCAGCTCCGGCTCCCGCTCCCGCTCCAGCTCCAGCTCCCGCTCCGGCTCCGGCTCCGGCTCCCGTTCCGGCTCCCGCTCCGGCGAATTCGTTGTCGTTGTGATCGAGGGATCATGGTTTCTCAATCCTGCGAATTTCGCGGTCGATGTACCAATGCGCCTTCTTCAGGTCTTCGAGCGTGTCGCCCTTGAGCCCCGCGCGCCACAGATACTTCACAGCGTTCCCGATGTTGAAATTCATGTGCTCTGTGACCTGGATGCACTCCACACCCGAGGGGTGCGCGGTATAGTGCATTGGTGAATTCACGTTGTCGTGACCGGGCTTTGGGCCGGGCTTTGGTTGATCGTAATCACCCACGTGCCCGCGGCGCTGCTCGCTCATTCTCCGACGAGCCCCTGCAATGCAACATCGCGTGCGTACGCGAGCGTTTGAATCTTGCCGTTCTCGATGCGTTCCGCTAGCGCCTCGAGCGCCTCTTTCATCTTCGCGGGTCGATAGATGTACAGATCCCAGAACGCCTCCCAGACCTTGATGGCCGCATAGCAGTCCCCTAGAGCTGTGTGCTCGGCGTGCTCGATGTGAAAGTAGCGCGCGAGATTGCCAAGCCCAGTCTGCTCGATGACGCCTTGCAAATACAGCGGGAAGCCGAGCGTGCACGTGTTCACGCCGCGGTGATGCCACTTCGGCGCGGGCTCGCCGACGCGGAAGCACTCCGCTGTAATCATGCGCTTATCGAAATCCGGGTTTGAGCCGCAGATGTATTTGCCTTTGAGCAACTCCGAGACGGCCTGTGTTGCGGCCACATCCCACACATCAGCCTTCGCCCATTCCTTCTCGTTGTAGCTCTTGTTGTACGGAGCCGCCTCCGCGCTCATCCCGCGCTTCGGCTTCACCTTTTCGTGCAGCTCGACCTTCACGTCGCCGTCGCACCAGGACACGATAGCGATTTCGGTGATTTCGGCTTCGGGGTATTTGTCGATGAGCCCTGTAGTCTCTGTGTCGACGAACGTGAGCGTTACTTTTTCGGTCATTGAATTCTCCAAATTCGGTTAGTCGCCGTCGCGGGATTCGAACCCGCGTAAGCCGCATGAGCGAGGGCAGCACTCACGCCCGGCGATTGACACTGATGGCTACGTCGTGTCGCACGCTTCGGCTACGCGCCCGGGAGAAGCGCGTAGCTCAGTCTCACTCGGCGGCGATGCCGAATTCCCAATTGACGAAGGCGTCGCCATTCTTCGAGAGCGCAGCAGACTTCCAGCCGCGAGCCCAGACCTTGCGGCCTGCGAGCGGATTGTCGCCGTAAATGTCGGAGTGATTGCGGGCGCCGCAAATCAGGTCGATGAGCTGATCGTAGTTCGGCTCTTCTGCGCCGAGCTGTTCAACGGTTTCGCAGCCGCACACAGCCATCGCCAGCGACACCAACCGCGCAGAGCCGGCGTCGAAGGCTTTGCCCCCGAAGTTAATCATCAAGACGTACTCCTTACCGTCTGCGGGCGTTGCGCCCTCTCCTTCGGACTGGAGCACCTTCGCCTTGATGATGGCGGTTGACGCCTTGCGCGAGCTCTTCGAGTCGATGAGCTCGAGCACGTATTCTCCCGCAGCGAGCAAAGCGTTCTGGGGCTGTGGGGGACGGATGCCGGCGTAGCGCCCGCCCAGAGGTTTCGCGCCCGTTGCAGCCGGAGCCGCGGTTGCAGTCGATGATTTGAATGCCATTCTAACTTACCTTTCGTAGTTTGCTTGGTGTTTGAGTACCCTGTTTCTTTTGAGCGACACGCCAACGCAGCGCCGTGGATGGCGGGCTGCCCTCAACGATCGTCGCTCGCAAAATCTTCTGTTCTAGTGACTGCGTCTCGCGCACGAAGTTCGCTTCCCGGAGCGCAGTGCGCCAAGCTTCGATGCTGAGTCCGGATGTGACGAGTATCATCGCCCGGACGGGTCGAGCTTGACCGTGGCGATGGGTCCGTCCGAGCAGCTGCTCGAGCTCACGAGCGCTTTGGGGGGCGCCGATGATGAGGTTTTCGCACCATCTGTCTTGCAAGTTTCGACCCTCGAGATTGGCGTCGATGGAGAGCGCGACGCTTCGTTTCCCTGGGTCGTTTCGGATGTGCCCGCCGCGGTCGTTACGCCCGCCGGGCCCATAAATCTCGCAAGCCCCGGCAGCAGCAATTGCTCGCCCGACTTCTTCGAATTCATACCACACCAGCCCATTGTTTTCGCGCAGCCACTGCGCAGCAAAATGCACGACGCTTGCCGACACCCATGTCGGCCGCGTCTTCGGTTCATACTCAGGTCGGATGCGCCGCCACTCAAGGATGTCAGGGTGCTGCCCGAACTTAGGATGCGCCTCTACGGCATCAGGGGAATCGCAGGGGTAATCGGCTCGCCTACCCCGCGCGACTGCGCCAGAATAGTGGCCGCGCGTATGCGCGATGACATGAGCGCAGTACTTATTGCGCGCGCGAAGAGCAGCGCTCCATTCTTCTGGCGGAGCGGGATCCCACGTCTGTACGACTCCGCAACCAAGCTGGCGCTCCTTTGTATAGAGGACAATGGCATCCGAATACTGAACGCCATCGGGGCCTTGCTCTTCTTCTCGGAACTGCACGAAAGCTTCATTGATTGCGTCGTCTTCTGGGGCATAGCGTAACTCCACTGTGAGAGGTTGTTTGCACGAGTCGTCATTGGAGATGATGACGCCCGGCGTCGAGCGCAGACGCACTTGCAGCGCCCAGCGTGCGCGCCCCTGTTCCGTCAGAAAGTAGTCGGGCGCCGGCACACCGCAGCGCGTAGCCAAGTCGATTAGCACACCAACAGCGGGGCGCTTCTTGTTCTGCTGAAAAGGGTTGCCGCGAACCTTCAGCTTTTCGTCAAGCGCGTCGCACCAGGTATCGAGCGTTTCAAAGTCGAGGGGGAGCGGGGCTTTTCCTTGAAGCGACCACGTAATGTTGTGTGAGAAATCCTTGAGAGAAAACCGCGTCCCGGTGCCTGTGCCACAGACGGTCTTACAGCCCGACATGCCGACCCAACGCGCATAGCGCTGCGCGAAAGTCCCGTCCTGATTCGTCGACTTGTGCGCTTCGTCGAGCCCGACAACATCCGGGCGAAGCCGCTCAAACAAGTCAACAGCGTCTTTGCGATAGAAATCCGAGTACGCCATCACAGTGGGTGGCGGGTCAGACGTGAGCCAATGCTTCGAGTACTTCCGAAACTCTGCGCGCATGTCGTCACGCAGCGCCGCAGGGCAGATGTAGAGGTAGCGCTGCGCGTCGAGTACGTGCCCCGCGGTGTGGAAGATGAGCGACTTGCCGTGACCGACGCCGAGCTGGATGTAGCCCCCGTCGTTCTCTGCAATCTCCCTGATTGCTGTGCCTTGGTTCAGAATCAACTTCGCCCCCGCTGCCCGACCCGCGCGGGTCAGAAGCAGCGGGGTCATCAGCTCGCGGTCTCGCGCGGCCAGCGCTTCATTGAAGTGCCGGACAGGGAGCGCGACAATGCGCTCGAAGTCCGGTGATATGCCGACCGCGCGAGGCATCAGACCTTGTGAGTGCCTTCTACTTCGCGCTCTTCACGATCAGCCGTGCGCTTGCCGAGCCAGAGCAGCGCCGTTTCGAGATGCGTTAACGCAATTGCGTTCTCGCGGCTCTTGAACTGGCTCGCCTGGTAGTACTCGATGCGCCCAATAGCCGCCTGGATGACGCCTTCGACAAAAGCGCCGTTCGGTGCTTTGCGCTCGGCGCCACGGCCTAGCGGGCCTTCCTGCCATTTGATGACGATACCGGTGCCAAGGGTAGTGCCGCCCGCCGGGTTACCGGCTGCGTCATTTTCGTGATGTTGTTCGATTTTCTGTTTCATATCAGACCGCCGGCTTGGCTTTCGCGAAGCGATCAAGAGCCATGAGGATACTCGACTCGCGCGCTGTGTCCGAAAGCACAGCCTGTACGGTCGAACGGTGTAGCCCCGTGCGCTCGCAGAAGGATGAGAGCCCCTCTGCTTTGCACGCGGCTTTGAGTTTCAGCAGCGCGGCGCGCTGCCCTGCGTCGAGAGCCATACTCATTCTCCAAACATCGCAGTGTGGATCGCGGTGAGCTTCGCTGCGATGGGCGAAGCCTCCGGCAGCTCGAGCGCAAAGCCGTCGTGGAAAGTGACGGTGATGCCGCCTGCCCCCGCCACGGGCGCCTTCGGCTTCTTGTTGTAGGTGCGCTTGCTCGCAGCAGCCTTTTGCTCTTCAGTCTGCTCGACTGCGCCTTCACCAGGCTCTGTCGCGCTTTCGTTTTGCTCCGCGCCCGCGGCGCTTTCGTTGCTGCCTGCTTGTGCAGTTTCGAGTACTCGTTTGAATGCCATGATTGTTCTTTCCTGTTTCGGGCCACGTGCCAAAAAAGCGCGCGCCATTTTACCTGGTGACGATTCGGCCTGACACGGCCCGCCAACAGAGTGGTGATAGATACACTTGCGGTGATACATATCACACGCCGCGGGATTCGCAGTCAAGCTATTCGGGTCTGCGCGATCGTTTATTTTCGCGATGAGCGCTGCGCCTTCGTCGAATATTTTGAGCGCGCGCTTTCGGGCACCGTCGTACGTCACCCGAAAGTCGACAGCGCGCGCGGCCGGCTGGCCCTCCGTCAGCATGTACACCCAACGCGGCTCGATGACTTCAGCGCGGTACTTCTGCATCACATACAGCGGGTAGATGATGCCTTGCGTGTCCTCGAGTAGCTCCGCGGGCTTCGCCGCCCAGTCGAAGCTCGACGTGCTCTTTGCATCGTTGCAGTGCAACTTCGAATGCTCTCCGAACTGCAATCCGTTCAAGTCGATGTAGGCGTTGAATTCGTAGTTGTGCCTGCCCTCTGTGTACGAGCTCACGAACCACTCCGGAAGTTTTTCTTCCGTCACCCATGAATCGAGCTGCTTCGGGTGTGGGAAGTACATCAGCGCAGGCAGCAGAATCTTCCCGGGTTCGCTATGCCAATCGACAGGCCGCTCCGCGTACCAATCCTCGAGACACGAGTGTACAGCCTTGCCGAGCGCTGGGCGCCATAGCCGGTTCCACGCCTTCAACTCTTCACGATCAGTCGGACGCTTCGCGCGCGGCGCTCCCGGCAAAAACTCAGACCATGCAGCCTCGGGCTCTTTGAGTCCGAGAATGTAGCGATAGCCCCAGGCCCGCTCACACATGCGCGCGAGTTTGATGCTTGACGGCGAGACCTGCGCGCGAGGCTCGTACCCCTCGCGCGCGGTGTACTGCGGAGTCATAAGCTCCCGCTCCGGCTCCGGCTCCGGCTCCCGCTCCAGCGAGATCGTTGTCGTTGTGATCGAGGGATCATTCTTAGAGCCTTTCTTACGGGAACCGGAGCTTTGAACAAAAGCGGGGTTACTTGCCCTTGCAGTACGATTCGATCTTGTCGACAACGACCGAGAGGAGCTGCCCGATCTGCTGCGCGTCTTTCCACGCTTTCGCGTTGAACTCGCCCGTCTCGTACACGATGCCGCCCGACTCGAGCACCACGTACGTCGGCGACACGGCGATGAGCTTGCCGAAGTAGTGATAGTTCATGCAGAAGAGGATCACTTGCTCGCCGAGCAGCGATTCGAGAGAGCCCTGGTTGTCGTCAGATTCGCAGATTTTCTTGATAGCCATGTTGTGTTCCGCCTTTCGAGATGTTGATGTAATACAGGATTCAATCTTGCGCAATACCTATTTCAGCTTTTTCGCCCGGTAGCCAAACTAATTGACGAACGCTGCGCTGGTTCGAAGACCAATGGAAATTCGCGAGCAAGATCCCGCGCTGCACGAGGTTCCGGATAGCTTTCGCGCGAGCTGGGCGTGTTGCGCTCGAGCCTTCGCGCACGAGCTCAGTCACACCAGCCTGCATCGCTGAAAACTCACGGCTCATGCGTGAGAGCAGCGCACGCTCGGCATCCGTGACCTGCGACTCAAACGTCTGCGCTTCGGCTTTCTCGTCAAACCGCTCATACTCGACACGCTTGGCAAGTAGACCCCATTTGCCGTGCATCGCTTTTTCGCCTGGCGTCATCAACGGCTGCCCGGGCTCCGCCACATCAGCCCACGCAATCTCGAAACCTGCAAAGGGATCTTCTACAGCGCGCGCGCACTTCACCGCGATCAAATGAGCGTTCGTTTCCTTCGGCCGCGAGATGAGGATAGCGGTCTGCGCTGCTGCTGACAGCGAAGCGTGGCCGGAGATGGCCTCGAGCAGCGACGCACTCGAGCGGCCTTGCTGCGATTTCCGGGAGTGCATCGCGACGATGATGGTCACGTTGCGCCGCTCCGAAATCTTGCCGAGCTGCCATGCAACATAGGCGTACTCGCTCGAATTCATCTCACCCGTCACGGCTGATGTGTACGAGTCGATGAAACAAACCATCCCGGGCTCAACACTCTCGTCGAACTTCGTGAGCCATTCGTCATCAATGCGCCGCGCTGAGCTGAAGACCGTAAGCTGTTCGCCGAGCGCCGCGCGGTCGATGCCGAGCGCGTTGGCCATGCGCCACATCCGGTTTCGGATGAGCTGTTCACCCGTCTCGAAATCGAAGAACGCGACCTTGCGCTGCGCCACGGAGAAGCCGAGGAAATGTTTGCCCGATGCGATGCACAGCGCGAGCTGATTCAGAAACGGGCCTTTGCTGGTCCCGGAGTAGCCGGCAACGATACTGATCTTGCCCGGCGCCAGCCCGAGTTCGGCGCACACGTACTCGATGGGCGCGCTGCGCTCCGTCATGCTCAAATCCTTCCCGAAGAAATTCTCTGTTTCTTGACCCCCGGGGTCTTCCGCGGGAGATTTCAAAAGTAGCGCGGCTTGATCCTGGAGCTTTCCGAGCCCGTCCAGGTTTTGCGCTTCGCGGATGATGCGCTCGCGCAGGTCTGCACCCACGCGGCTGCGCGCCAACATCGCATCGGCCGCGAGCTTCGCAGGCGTGCGCGCCAACACTTCGACCCGCCGGACTGTCTTCTCAGGCACCAGCCCGTCAGCGACGAGCGTGCCAAAGCCTTGCAGCTTGTCACCGCGTTCGAACGCTTCGATGGTGCGCTGCACGCCTCCGAGATCGTTGTCGCGTTGCGCCTCTTCGACGCCCGCGACAACGTAAACCGCCTCAAAGAGCTCGCGCACTTCGTCAGCCGTCCAACCGAGCGCGAGCAGCCCCGCAGACCACGCGCGCGCTTTATTGTTGCGCTGCGTCCCGGGTTCCCAGCCCTCGGCAATCACGCACGCAACGCTCAACCGAGTGACGGCCCAGAGCAGCGCGCCGCGCTCAACGCGCGCAATCTCGTCCGCACCTTCAGGGTCCCATTCAATCGCTTCGCCCGACTTATGCGTCGAGCCCGGAAACACGGATTGATGACCGCAACGGTCGTTGCTCGCGTTCTGCCCCCGCACTTCTACGAGCTCGACTTTACCCTCGCGCTCGAAGGTGAAGCGCTGCGATCGGAGCCCTTCGCAGTAGTACAGCCAATGCGAGCGGGGCTTGCTCGCACGTCCGAAGGTCGCGGTCGGGGGCAAGAAGTGAGGCGCGAGCGCGAGTGCCCAATGCGCGTCCAAGTCAATGTCACAGAGCCCCTTCGAGACGGGGCCGAGGATGACGCCAATGTTTCCGCCGTTGACGTGCTCGGCCGTCCAGACCGTATCGGGCCAGCCTACCTCTTTCGGCGCTTTCTCGCCGCGCGGTACCGGGACGATTCGCCAGCCCTCTGCAATGTAGCGCTCTGCTTCAGCGCTCATGTGCGCTTCCGCGTGCTCTTTGAGGGCATATGCAGCGGGCGAGGGTAGTCGTGCTCGCGCACAGCATCCGCGAGCAAGCGCGCGGTCTCAGCTCGCACCGCGAAACCCGCGTACCATCGAGTGATCGTTCGGGGGTCTATCCCCGTCCAACCCGTGAGCGCTGCGATCTGCCGATTCTTGAGCATGGGGGACGCTAGCTGTAGATGCATGCATCTACGTTGTCAACAATGACGCCACACGCACCCCGGGGGTACATGTAGGGGGATTTCAAAAGTAGCGTCGTTTCGGCCCGGAGCTTTTTGCGCTTGCATCCGGGAAAATTCGCGCGAGGTGTCGGTCGACCCATTCAACCCCATGGCCGCTGCCCACAGCAACGCGCCACAGCCGCCGGCTGTGTGCGTCGTACTCAAGCGCGCGCCTCAGTAGTCGGAGGATGTCGGGACCTCTCCCCGCTCCGCACGTGCGATCGCGTCTAGTAGCCATTCCAGCACTCCCGTCCGTTCGGATTGATTCATGGGTAGCTCCCGGTCGAGGAGCCACGCAAGCAAGCGCCGCGCAGGGGCTGTGCCGCGCGCGGCGCTCTTCAGGATGCGACGTTGTGTGACGACGATCATCGCGGTTTCGGCCGGCGCCGACGGTACTCCTGCAGCGCTGCCTCTACGCGATCGCAACACGCCGCGCCTTCGCCATCGCCCTCGTAATCCCAATGCGGGCAAGCGTCACGCGCTGCGTCCAGCTCCCGTTGCGCCGCTGCGAACAGAATTGCAGGGTTCAAGGTGCGCCTCCGAGCTTGCGCCGCACCCATGTGCGCCAGGCTGCGTCGAGCGCTACGAGTGCCCAGGTCATTTACCCCACACCTTTCCGTCCAGTCGGTAAGCGCGCATGCCTTCTTCCGGCACCTCACCTGGCATGCACTCGAGAATCGCCTGCATGCCGTTGCCGTCCGAGTCGTCACCCATGTATTCGTAGCACTCGTCCAGCGAGCCAACGAACTGCACGGTGCACCGATTCGGAGTGATATCCGTCACGACAGCGTGTGTTACGGCGCTCATTGTCACCGCACACCTGCCATCAGCCGAGCGGCCACGCACGTCCAGATCAGGAGCCCGAGGGCAAAGAGAGCAGTCATCGGAAAAACCTCGTTGTTTCGTCAGCGTAACCTAATTCCACCAGAATCGCTTTGGCGTAGTAGCGCGACGCGCCGCGCACATACACATAGCCTGATGCGGTACCCGCGCAGTAGTACAGCGGGGCGCCGATCCCAAAGTAGGCGCCACCCGGGTCATAGCCTCCGGAGTCGAGGCGCACGCGGCGCATGCGCACCTTGCCAACTAACGGTGCTTCTGCACCGCGCCCCATCGGGGCTCCGTACTTGCAGCTCACACGATCTTCTGGCGCGCTCATTCT